CGCCCATCATCTGGGTAAGTTTATTCTGAGATTTTTCTACCTCATCAAATATTCTATTTCCAATGGTAGATGCGTTGACAGGAGATAAAGAGTCGTATTTTTTTCCTGCTTCCATATTGGGATGAGATTTAATAACTTTTCTTTCCCCGTAATATACAATGCCCTCTTCTCCGCCCCAATCTTCCGCATATAAGCCATCTTCCTTAACAGAATATCTTTTTATCGACATGGCTATAATCCAAGTTCACTTAATAAATCTCGATCTCCAGCTCCATTCTCTTGTGCTCCGGGTCTAGGTGATCCGGGTGGCATATTGGGACCGCCCTGCTGATTGGGTGTAGGGGGAGGAGTTCCATTCATAGCGTTGGGCATCACTCTAGGATCAGCCGTAGGGGGACCGCTAGGTCCACCGGGTCCACCGGGTCCGCCCTGTGGTTGCTGAGGCATCATACTCTGTGCTCGCATCGCCTGCTTCTGCTGGAGCAGATGCATGAGTTCTCCATAATAGAACTGAGATAGATCACCCCTTCCCCTCTCTTCGGTTGCCTGTAGCAATGACCATAAGGCAGCCTCTGGTAGAGTTCTTTCTGCCATCTGTTCTTTAATAGCATCTTCAATAGAGTCAGCATCCTGTAGTCCGAGTATCTTATCTCGTACATAGTTATCAGATAGTAATGGAGTCTGACCGTCTCTAGCCATCTGAGCCATAGACATTCTGGACATGTCATCTTCCGGTAGCTGACTAACGATAGTTATCTCTGGCATACCTGACATACCCATAGCTTCTGGTGGTATCGCCTCGGTAAAGAAACTTCTGTTCCTGTCCCTACCGCTAACCTCTATTGGATCATACATACCAGTAGCATATTGATCACAGAGCAAATGGGCTATCTGTGCATAGGCATCTTCCATAGCTGTAACCCTAGGTCGAAGTACGCTATCAATACCCTGTCTAAGAGTATTTATTGCAAACCCTGATAATTGAAATTGTAAGTCGCCATATACTGTGTGTGGTATAGCCCCTCTTTGTAACTCACCTGATACTAATCCCATGTAAGCACCGGTTTCTCTGGCTACTTCCATGAGTCCAAGGGGTTCTATATTCTCACCTTGTGAAAGGGCAACCTCTGCTCCTGCTTTATATGGGTCTTCATCAAGAGTCTTCTGCCCGTCTCTAGAAGTTATCTTGATGCCCTGCTTCCTAGACCTAGCTACCATCTCCATCATGACTGACATAGTAAAGTTATGCTTGTCGTATATCTGTCTATTGCCAACAAATACTGATTCACCATAGTCAGCTATGGTGTCAGTACTAGATGTCTCATCTAGATTCTGGACAAGCGGTTGTGGTCCAACCATACCTATAAATACAGGAACTCTTCCTACGTTGTGAGGAGTAGCTGGTTTTAGAATAGCATCTTGAGTACAGACAATATTGTCTTCATCATCGTAGTAATCAAATACATCTATTGGCGTTTCATCATCCTGTTCATCTAGTTCAATACCATACTGTTGAAGTATTTCATCTTTTGTCTTTTGTATTCGGTAACATGCCCATGCTAACCCTTCCTCTCCCTCACCCCAATAGGTATGCATAATATCCCAAGGTGTTATATCTATTTGTACCTTGTCCTTAGAATCAACATGAAACAATGCTCTTCCTGCGTACCATCCACGTAAAGCTATATACCAAGACAATTGTTCTCTGAGAGATGGCTTCATTCTTCTTCGTAATCTTTCATCAGCACCACGGAATAAACCTATGAGAAATTTCTCCTTGGCATCATTCATGTTCCTCATTTCTCTAGGTTCGTCTGTATTAGGGATACGAATAATAAGTTCCGCTGCAGCCATCCAAGAGACAATCTTATCGGCATACGTTCTAGGTTCATTGGATGTATAAGATTCATATCCGTCACCAGCATCGTAAGGACGCATGACATAAAGATCATAGTCATTTTGCATTCTATCTCTCATGGGATAGGTAGCTTCTTTATGACCTTCTACAAGGGTTACTATTTCATCAGCAGTCTTTGTTACCAATGTTTCACCTTTATCTTCTGTCGGTCAGCACTATAGCTAAATCCGAAGTGATGCACCAATCCATAGATTAGTGCCTTAATCCCATGATTATACTTATCTTCTGGGGTATTACCAACTATATTACCCTCTCTATCGTGTTTCCATCTATAGGCTTGGGTCTGATTGGTAAAGGGATTTGGTACAGCACCAAACTCTGAGAGAACCCCCTTACAGCTACCGTCAATAGTTATTCGTGGATAGCCAGTTATGGGATCGACTTTAAGAAAACTCTTCAGTCTTTCGGTTCCATCATTGATAGGAACTTTCTCTGATGCCAAGTATAAACCTGTCTTAGATAACCACACCTCAGTAGGAGCTGGCATAGCCTGATGCTGCCTACCTGCTATATCAATTACACCATACTGAACATCTTTCCACCACGGCTTTGCCATAGCAATGTCTGCCATTTCCTCTGTAACTAGCCCAATCTCGTATATTTCATCAAAGACACGGATACTATCATCTATAATTTGTACAGCTTCCAATGCATAGCCACCTGCATATCCGGGGTCCATCCATATATGGACAGGTTCGTTGGGTACGTAGTCTACTTCTCCTGAGTGTATTGATGCCCTAAAATCATTAAACACCACACCTCTTGGTGGTACAGGGCGACCTTCAATACGTTCCATAAAGAAGTCATCACTGGCAAAAGCCTCCAGCCTCTTTATCTCTGGATCTTCACGACCACCGGGATACAGATGGAAGTTAGAATAGCTTGGAAGAGAGAAGCTCTGTTCCTCTCCCACACCTGACTCCCATGTAGAGAATGTCTGAGGATACCAGCCGAGGGAACTTTCAAACGTACCGCCTAGGAATAGCCAGCCTCCTTTAGGAGCACACCTGCCACGGAGTCTGTAGAAGGTTTCCAGATCAAGCTGTGACGCTTCGCAGCCAACAATACCATTGGGTGCTCGCATCGCAAGCGTCCTTGGGTCTTTCGCTGATTTGGTTTCGATCCTTGTTCCATCTGAAAGTATAATCCTTCCGGGGTCTACCCTCTTACTAACTTCAGCAAGTATTCCTATCTTGGCAAAGTCCTGAGATAAGTATTCAAACTCTGCCCTAGTTCTCTCGTAGTCAGCAGCAACCAACCAGTATAAACCCGTAGACTCATCTGTTAAGAATCTCTGCAACAGGAACTTGGAAGCCACCATTGACTTACCAGCCTGTTCACCCCCAGCCACAAGTATGAATCGTTTATCGGAGTTTAAAATCCGCTTCTGTAAGTCGGTGGGTTCAAAGTCAACAATATCAAATATAGCACTGGCAATACCCTTGCCTAGCATTAATACTTCTTCTTCTTGGTCATCTTCTTACCAGTCTTCTTAGCATACTTACTTGCAGCAGCTTTACCCTTTGCAGAATAGCTGAAGTGTTTCTTCCCTACCTTGGGCATAGTAATCTCCTATTCGTTCTCTAGTACCTTCATCCCCAGAGCAATAATACCACCGATGGTGGCAGTTGCTAATTCGGGCATCTCGTTTAATGCACCCAGCCCTGCCAGTACACCAAGAGTAACTATCGCTAAAAATATCTGAGGTCTTATTTTTCCTATCACTACATGTACTCCTATATGCTTTTTTATATTAAATAAAAAAGCACTAGTATATTTATATAATATATATATATATACAGACCCTCTTTTAATACAAAAATTCTGTCATAGGTATCCCTACCAAATAAATACAAAACCTAAGACATGCCCCCCTTCTCATTCAAGATATCCTGTACTTGTTCTAATGCAGATTGCTCCTCTACTGTTACTTCTTGTACAGGAGACTGCTTAGCTAATTCCCTTAGTTCAGTTAGTACAGACTTCGCTGTATCATCTGCCATAACTACTGTAGGTCTGTATTTCATTGGAAGGTTTGCATTCAATAAGGTAATTAGAAGTACAGGATTACTCTTAGCATCTTGCATCTTTACCCTCTCAAGTGCTAATTGTTCCAGATGCTCACAGAATTCGAAGTCCGCCTCCTCCATCCGTTCAATAAATCCGTATCTATTCTCCTGTTGCCATCTGCTTACAGTTCTAATAGATACTCCTGAATAGCTAGCCGCTACGCTCTTACTCCTAGTCTCTGAATAG